GGTATATATCCCTTGGTCTTGTTAGAACGACGAGGAGTAAACTCGCCTCCCGCAACGAAAGGGTGCCGCTGTCGAAGAGATCCTTGCAGCGAGTCAAATGCAGATCGTAGTTCTGATTCCAACTCATAAGCGGATCGTTCGTCGAAGTACCATCCATGCAATTGTTGTTTGGTGAGGATTTCTGCTACCTGATGTTCTAGTAAGATCCAGTCAGGTATTTGTGGAAGTGCTTCCATAGTTTGTGGGTCACTTGTAAGTCCTGTACGCAATAATCCTCCATGTCTTGTGACCAGTTCTTCCAGTCAGTTTGCTTAGCAAAGCCACCCTTGTATTCACCTAATCTGTAGCCGTATGCCTCTAAGGAATGTCGTCCGTAGAGTTGAAGCGGCATGTGGTTCCACTTCCTAGTCTGATCAATCTTAAGCAGATCAGGGTGATACAAACGGCTAAGAATAAGAGTGTCAATGGTTCTTGGTGGCGTGAACCACGGGTAGAACTTCTGGATGACCGGGATGTCGTAGTTGATTACATTCTGACCAATGATTGTCTCAGCACCCTCCAGCATCGTGATGGCACGAGCGATAGGCTCTTGAGTACCTTCATCGTTGAAGACATAAACCTCATTGTTACCAAGGTCTTTGATAGCAACACAGTGGATGGTGGTAAGGTTGTCGTACAGGCCGTCAGTCTCGATGTCGAAAAGGAGGTTCATTTAAACAACTTCTTCCGAAGGTCTTTGTAGACCAAAGCCTTCTTCATAAAGGCGTCTTCCTCTTCATCAAGAATCTTTCGGAGATCATCGAGAAACTGTTCGACATTCTCCTCATCGAGGTACTCACAAACAGCACCACGAAGGTTCCGAATCTTGAACTCTTCAGTAGACATCGTTAGGGCTCCAGTGTGGATTGACTCCGTAGTAATCACACAGAACCTCAAAGAGAATCGGTAGCGTGATTACCTGACCTGAACTGCTGATCTCACCACGCTCATGCATGGCGATCATTTCATCTGGGGTGCAGATGATGATGGTGTCAGACATCAATAGCTTTAGCGGGGTACTTGATAACAGCTTCAAGTTCTTGAAGTGTGTCTGCCCGGTAGGGTTGTGCTCGCTGCACCATTTCTGGTGAAGGCGGGTTGGGTCGCTTCAACCGGCAGTACGGATCATTTTCCCTGTCAAGGTATTTAGGGTAACCATCAGGGGATGGGCTATGAAATACCGCCTTGCCAGGTGTGCTCTGTAATTCAAGTTTTGCGTAGTAATCAACAACGTCAGAAATCTGTTGTTGGGTCGAACTCTTGTTCGGGTTCATGCTCGATAAAACGGCAAGTGTTAAGGTCATAAATAAGGTCACAACAAGGGCCAACTTCTCCGCTGTAGCGATTTTTGAGTACTCGTACAGTTGTTTTGGAGTTGGTTTGTTGATTCCGTTCAAGTGCAATAACGGCATCACTTAGTTGTGCAATGCTGTGTGATCCTCGTAACGAACCAAGACTCACACGTGCCCCTTCTTCGTGACTCTGGTCGCCACTAGGACGACGCAGGTGGGAGACAAGGAACAATGAGATCCCTGTACGCTCCACAAGGGAACGAAGCTTGGTCATTGTTTGGTCGATAACACGACGTTCATCCCCATCAAGACCACTCAACAAAATGCTGAGGTGATCAAGGAAGACAACCTTTACGTCAAGACCTTGGGCAAGATACTCGACACGGTTATAAATAACATCGGGATCAAAACTACCGAAGCCATCAAAAAGATAAAGCGGCCAATGTCCAAGGGTTCTGGAGTAGACATCTGTTAGTTCAGTGCGTGAGTGTTCACCAATGTGGTAAGGCTTGCCTTCAGCAACGGACATCAGTCCTAGAGCTGTACGACGGTTGCTTTCTTCAAGAGCCAAATACCCGACCCGCTCATTTCTGGCGAGTAAGTGAGTTGCAAGTTCACGACAGAAGGAGCTTTTCCCGATTCCACTGCCTGCAGTAATTGTAACAAGCTCACCAAGCCTGATGCCGTGGAGTGTACGATTAAGTCCTGCGAATGGGTAGTCGTGTAGGCCATCATCGTTAGGTTTAAGGATCTGATCTAAAAGGCTCTTCGCTTCGACAATGCCGTCTGGGCGGTATGCGGAAGCATTCCAGATTGCCTCTTTAATCGCTTGTGCCTTGCCAGCCTGGAGTGCATCGGAAGCATCCTTGAAATCTGACAAGTGAGCGATCTTAACCTTGCCTGGTGGCAATACCCCTGCCGCATCCTTCGCAGCCTGACGGCCTGGAGCGTCATTATCAAAGAAGAGGACAACCTCTTCATAGCCCTGGAGCCACTCAAGCTGCTTTTGAATCGCACGCTTGGCCGAATTGGCACCATCCGGTATTGATACCATCGGCCAATTCCCCGAGTAAGCCTGATAACACGAAAGGCAGTCAAGTTCTCCTTCGGTGATAACCACTCTCTTTCCAGAACTTGGGAAGAGCTGCTGTCCAAAGAGTTGTCCATCAGGGTTGGTTCCTTCCCATCGGAATTGTTTGTCAGGGGTTTTTACCTTGGCACCAGTGCAGGTTCCATCCTTTGAGAAGTAATGGAAATAGAGTTGATTGCCTTCTCGATGGACTCGATACTTACGGCAAACCTCTTCACTGATGCCACGTTTAGGTAATGGTTCTGGTGTTCCCTTAATTGGGAATGTCATTCGTTGTTTTGTCGGTTGGACAATGTTGAATTCACCAGGCTCCCAATAGCGGCACCCAAAGCAGTAGCCATGGCCGTCGTCGTAACGACCAAGATTGTCTCTACTACCACAATTAGGACAAGGTTCATGAGCAATGCACCTACTTGTTTCTGTATCGGGAGATAACAGCATTGATCAGCTTTTCGTAAATGTCAGCGGAGTTCTGGAAGTACGAGTGCCAATCATTTAATGCTTCAGCAAAACAAGTGACAACCTCATCAGGTGTCAATTCACCAAGCTTGACCGCTTCCTCTGCTTCACACAAAGTGTCCGCAAAGTATTCAGTGATGCGCTCTTTAGGAGTCATTTCTGTGTGTGGAAACGTTGGATCAACTCTTCGTAACTATCCAATGCATCTTCAAAGCCCTCAACAATGTCATTCGGTGAGGAATGCTTGTCAAGGGCCATGATTAGATTGGTAGCTAGATCTTTGATCAGCTCTACATCAGCCATTCGATAGGGATACTGTGGAACACACACCATTGGAAACCGTGTTTCTCGGCCCATTTGGCGTATGTTGTTTTTGATCCTTTGTAGATCTTGTTATAGGGCGATTGAAATACAAAGCGAATGTCAAGGTCAGGGTTTTGATCCTTTACTGCCTTCATCTTTCGACGATCCTCTTCGGTCAGATGACCTTTCACCTCAAGGTAGATACCATTAGGTAAGAGGAAATCAGGGCAGTAGTTGTGAAGAATCTGGTAGGCAACCTTGGTTGACTCATACTCGTACTTCACGCCCAGATTGGTGAGAAGATCAGCGACCTTCTCCTCCAACCCAGAACGGAAAGCCATCTAAATCAGAAATCCACGTCAGTTTCAGTTGCAGGAGCTGGGGTCACGTTTGGATCCTCAGCTTTGAACCCCTTGGTTTTACCAAAGAGTTCAGCAACATCCTCAGCATCCATGTCACCAGTATCAACACCAGCACTGCTAGAAAGACTGATGATCTGAATACCTTTCAACTTCAAGCTGGTGCCATAGGTGACACCATCCTTGAGGATGTAGGGCTTCTGGAAGAATGCCAGCTTCACAGTACTTCCGCTATAAACGGGAAGTGCTGAGTTGTTGATGACCGTGCCCTCACTATCGACAATCGTGGGGCAGTTCTCCTCATTCCAGGAGAACTTGACTTTGTACTTACCATCGGAGACTTCCTCCCATGGTTCAGGTTTCAGCGTTGCACGCTTTGGATTCTTCAACTTGGATTCACACCACTTGAGAACCTCAGTGCGGTCTGCTTCCAGTTGTTCAATCAGATCATCAGTAAAGACAGTAGCAAGAGAGTAACCAAACTTGCTGGGCTTCATCACAGCCTGATAACCTTCAAGGACAACAGGCTTTTCAGTGACGATAGTTTTGGGGGCCATTAACAGAAGAAATAGGTGGACTCAAGAACGGAATCAAGATCGAGATCACCAATGATTGGTGGCTCTGTCTCTGCTCCGATGGCTTCAGCAAAATCCAAAAGAGGATTGCTGGATGAAAAGATTTCGCAGTAGGTTTCCCTGACTACGCGATTCAGTGTGCCCATATCAGTTGCCCGACAAAGGACTGAATCGTGGATCACCGTGAACGGTGCGTTGAACTTCAGGAATGCCAAATGTAGTATTGAGGCATCCGCGCTATGAATGAGATTGGGCGCTGTACTGGACTTATGACCAGCAACATCTGGTCCTTCGTGACCTGTAGTTAGGTTCACTTCACAACGACCAAGGATCTGCAAAAGTACAGTTGATACTTTTCTTTTGCGTCTGTTTTGTTTAACAACAAAACCTGATGGCGTCTCCCAAATAAGGTGATCTACGCCGCGTTTGAACGCTGCGCCAACTTCTTGTTTGATCCAGTCCATGACACGCATTGGACCGGGGACAACCTCATACATTGCCTCTCTGACTGCATTAACAATCAAAGTGAGTTCTTCTGGTGTGAACTCAGCACCCTTTTCTTTGAGAGCTTCACGGATGTAAGCCCTGTTAGAATGCTTGGTGGCGTTGTATGGAATTGTCATCACTGTTCTCTTTGTGACCTTCCGATCAAGGAGAACAGCTAGGTGATCTGGCAGCTTTGGCTTAGCCTTTTCTGCCACAACTTTGTATGCATCCTGTGGTTGGTCTGACGGAAGAACATTGACCAACTTTGCAGTTGATTGATCTCTCGCCATACCAGCCAGGATCTGCAGTCCTGAGCACGTAGCGTCAATAGCAACCGGCAGATTTGTCCAACTTCTTGTGCATTCAATGACACAAGCGTTGTACTCCTCACATGCAGCGAGGAACTGCCACGGCTCATCTGCTGCCTCCCACTCACCTACCTCCACAAGTGGAGCATTAGCCACACGAGAAATCAGGCTTTGATTCTGACGAACCCAATCCTGACGTTCTTGCATCGTGGCTTTGTCCAAACCGTAGGTGGTTGCCACCTGGAATGCCAGCCAAGCTTCTGCTTCATCCGTCATGAACGACGGCTCGGCAAACTTCAGCAGGGACTTACCGAAGTCAGTGTCTTGTGGGGTGAGAAAGGCCGGGATCGGGTAGGTACGACCTCGATAATCAAATGACCACGGAAGAAAGAACTTGTCTTTTTCCTTGAAGATCTTGACGGTCTCCATCGTCATGCGTGTTCGGCATGATCGTTTGAATGACGCAGCGTTGTGGTTCAACACCTCTGCTGCTTGCCGTCTGTACTCGTGCCTGGCCTCATCGTTCTCCGCGATGTCGAACGGTTTGTTGGGGAGGGGTAGCTCGATGATCGGCAAGAACTTACCGACCTTGTACTGACGCTCCATCAAGGTCTCAGCCACGTCGACGATGAACTCGTTGAGCGTGTAGGCAACCTTCTGGAGCTTGTTTAAAAACAGGAGTGGCGTGTTCCCCTGTACTAATCCGTTATCGCCCCTGCGGACCATCTCATGCCCGTGCATGACCTCGTTCAATAAGTACCCACCAGCCTTGATGGGACTCCAATCTCGTGGTGGGACCAACATGGGCCAAGCCATTGGGGCAAACATCAGCGCGTCTTGCATCAGCTCCTCCTTTTGCATGGCGAACAAAAGGCTGGGAACAATCAAGGTGCAGCGCTTCTTGTCCTTGATGACCATGTGTTTGTCAAACCACTGAGTGGCCTTCATCACACAGTCAAGAAGCCAACCACCAAGCTTCGCTCGTATGGTCGTTGTCCAGTTGTCCCAGTGATGCTCGTGCCGATTCATCATCGTGCGAGCCACCGTTGCCTTCTGCTGGGTGCCACAGGCGCTGTGCCAGTACTGCCGCTTAATGCGGTCATACAGGTCAGGATCCTGTGACTCGTACCAGCGGAGCTGACATTCCTGCTCCAAAGCCTGGCCAATGGCTGTGATCACATTGGCGATCTCATTGGCCCTGTCCTTTGGGCTGAACACCTTGTCGAAGGTCAGCTTCAACGCAATGGCTGCTGCTGCCTCCGGTTCGATCTCAGCGAGGTACTGATGGATGGTGGCGAACTCGACGCCGTTCTTGCCCTCATGGATGCGCTTGAGAGTGTCCTGTATGACCCGTGAAACCTCTCCAAGGGCCGCCTGGATGCTTGCGGACCCATAGACCGTTGCCGACCCGTAGGAACGCTCCTCCAGCTTGCGTGTCTGATCGAGAAGCCGTTCCCGCCCGTAGGCAATGGCACGCCTCTCCAGTTCGATTTGTTGCTCGGTGAGAGCAGGTGAAACCATGTTGTCTCAAGAAATGTGTGCAGTTAGTACCGGTAAAAAGTGCTATCCACTAGTGGAGCGACCTAGACAAAAGAAAAGACGGGGACTAGCCCCGCCTTGACTCATTAATGCAGTGCTGAGAAACGCGAACCTGAAACTAGCGCGTCTACCAATTCCGCCACATCCGCAAGTGGCACAAGGTCAACTGCCGCAATCGATTTCAAGAAAAAATCGAGTCGTCAGACCCTGAGATTCTCGGTTTGGGACTCGCCGAGATGGCGTTCCGAACCCGATGAAAAGAGCGTATCACAGCACCGGTAGGTCCGGTTAGATCCGAGCCATTGCAGTTAGTTGCGGCATCGAAGCCAGCAATTGTTGCAAAGCATTAACCTGATTCAAGAGCTGGTCATAGGACGGCTGAGCGGGTTGAACAGGCTCCGGGGCAGGCTGCTGGGTAGCCCGTTGGAGCTGGGCATTGAGGGCCTCCTGGGCCTGGTTACGGGCCACATCCGAGACCTTGCAGTACCGGAGTGTGGTCTCGATCCGCTTGTGGCCCATCAAGTCTTTGATGGTCATCGGCGGCACACCAGACTCATTGAGGAATGTGGCGTAGCTATGACGCAGTGAATGGATCACATGCTTTTCATCAATCCCCACATACTTGCGGATCTTGTTGAACGAGCGTCGTAACGAATCAGCAGAGCCAAAGTCATCAGCAAAGATGTGCTTCTTAGGTGGCTGATCACGTGTCCTTTCAATCATGAACGGAAGGATCCGGTCTTGAATGGGAATGACACGCCAGTTCTTGGCCTTGGTGACAAAACCATCACGCCCACCTACGTGGATCCGCAGGTTAGGAATGTCGACATCCATCACACGCAGCTTCTGAAGCTCACCCAGACGCATGCCGGTAAGCCCCAACGTCAGGAAGATCTCCCCCAACGCCGGGTAACCAAAGACATTGCATGAAGCCTCATACATCTGCTCCATCTGTGACATCGTGAACCACGTCAGACGTGATTCCGAACCACTGAACATCTCCAACGCATCAAAGGGGGCTTCGTCAATAAAACGATGCCGTTTGCAATGGTTGACGATGGTTCGGATGGTATCAATGACCTTGTTAGCTGTCTCCTTTGATGTCCAGTTGCGCTCATCTTCAAGCTCAAAGATAAGCTGAGTTACGCCAGCCTGATCGAGCCTAGAGATTGGATAACTTGCACCACGCATCTCAAGCACATGATTGACTTGAATAGTGCGGAACATCGAAGGCTTTGTAACCTTTGGTCGTTGTTCTTTGGGCATCTGTTGAATGCGTTTCCACTCATCAACAGCCTTGCGTTCACGTACCCACGAATCGCGAGTCTTGAACGTGTACTCTGCACACTCACCAAATGTGCGACTAGGTGCCATAGAGAATCCTCTTGATTGTGAGGGCGAAGCGTTCACCACGTGGTGTCATTGACAGGATGATTCGATTACCCATCAATGGGTCTGGCTCCTTTTTGATTAAGTTAGGACCGGGTTTTCCGAACCTATCCCAATCAGAAAGCATGTCCGTATTGCGACTTGCACTAGCTGAACTCATCTTAAGATCTTTCTCAAGATCAGTTTGCAGCACACGGTCGTGGATTGCGATGTAGAGAAATGCTGCAACAGCTTGAGCCGGTAGGCTCTTTCTAAGAGCCCGAAACTCAGCCATCACCTCTAAAAGAGGTAACAAGTCTTCATCAACAACCTGTTTGAGGACCACTTTCGTCGGGATCAGACCACTCCCAAATTAGCTCAAACTGACGGTATGCTGCACTAATGGAGGATCTTGTGCAGGAAAAATGCAGCTTTCGTGCTGAAAAATGCCGCTGCCAACCACAATAAAATCCGATCAACGGAAGATAAGCCAGAGTCATGCTGCCTCGTTCACCGGATCAAGGTAGAACAGCCGTACTAGCAAGTCAATAGGAGTTTCGTCGTACCTCTCAGAAAATGCAGAATAGGCATAAAGCGAGGAGTACAGCGTGAGATCCTCAAGATCGTCTTCAGGATCGAGTTGATCAAGGGTCAACATCATTCGGGAAGGTAGTTAATCGTTCCGATAATAGAGTTAGTCAGAATCGTGACCTCATCATCAGATAAAGCATGATCTCGTATGCCGTTGTGAGCTTTTGACTCCAACTTGTACGCATACTCTTTCAGCTTGTTCTGTTTGCGGTCATAGACACGAACAACAGCACAGTAAGGTTCAGGAAGATGCCAAGCCATGACCTCTTCCATTACTTCCTCAACGGTTGCTGTTTCGATGTCGTCGTCGTTTAGGTTGTTCACCTCCTCCCATTCGTTGGGAAATGGATCTTTCTTGGCCATAAGATGGGAGCTTAAAGCATCGTTCTAGTTCCTGGATTGATTCCAGATCGCCCTCGCAGTCGACCAGGCATGCATTGAGCATGCAGAATTGACGGCTAAGGCGTTGTTGTAGCGGTTCAGGCAAGGAGTTGAGTCCTTGTGTGAACGACAGCCTGTTTTACTGTCGTGGAAGAAAAAAGAGAGGGGCGTTACTTCACGCGCCACAACTCCCCTTGGGCGAGGATCCACTCTCAACAGCGGTGGACCTGAGCTTCTTATGTAGCCGTGGTGAGGGCTGCTCCGGCATTGGCATCAAAGGCTCGCGCCTCCGATGCATCAATGATGCCGCGTCTCTCCACTTGTGCAGCCTTTATCGGCCAGTTCGGCAGTCGTCACACAGGGCGCGCTCCACTAGGTACGCCACAAGGTTGGACATGCTGCGTCCCTCCTTCTGTGACTGCTCCTCCACACGCTGAAAAACCACCCCGCTCAACACCACTGTGAGCCGTTGGGTGGAAGTGCGCTTGTACTTGCGTGCGTCCATGATTAGTAGTCTGCGTCCATGAAATGTCGTAACGTAGTACCCCTGTACTATCTGGGCATGGGCACAAGAAAAGGCCCCAGGGGAAGAACCCCCAGGGCCATTAGCCTGGCTGCATCCGCGCTGGCCGGAGTGCTGCCGTCTTTAGTTATGGTTTGATTCTACCATAGGTTTGGGTAGGTGAGCGTAGAAAGAATCAACTAAGCGATTGTATGCAGACTCTACATCTTCTCTTGAAATAATCTTCAGACCTAGAATCGCTTGAAGATGGATGAATTTGGATACTTCAAACCGTTGTTCATCAAGGCATTGATAAAGATAAGTGCGATTGATTCCTAGAATGTGGGAGAGTTGAGTAACCGAAAAGCCTTGATACTTACATTGTGCCAGGATCTTCTCTTTATCAACTCCGGTTATGATCACTGATAAGTGGTGAACCGGTGCGTTGATGATGACAACATTAGCCAATGGTAGCCTCCACCTTTCTAGCTTGTGTACCGTGTGCCTTGAATGCTACCACACAAGAACGCTCAGCCACAGAACATAACTTACACTCTGCACAGTTCTTATCGCTCCACTGTGCAGGGCAAACCAAGAACTTAACGCCATCATGTTCCCACGTCTTGCGTGTTTCATTCTTGGGAACAATACAGACGCTAGGTATACCTTGCTTATGTAGTTCTGCAGCATGAGACTGACTGTGTGCTGACGCGTTAACAGTCATTCCCATTGATGGGGCTTGCTTCACAATCTCCCGGTTCCCGTAGTGTGTGAGATTGTGGTGAGTGTACGACCATGCTGTTAACTTGCGTTCGTGGCAAGCGTTAGCAATAAGATCAAACGCGTGAATGTTAATAATACCTTGGGAACTTGGCAGATCGCCAGCTTGGTTATGCCTAAAACAGCTCCCTTCCGGGAGTGATTTAAGGGCAGACACAAAAGACTCTAGGTCTGTGCCCCTTGGTTTATCTCTATATGGGCCATCGGATACTGCATCCCAGTGCAGTTTTAATGGGCCTGTTTCAGCGTAGCAGCCGTTACCAAATAACGGGCAGGATGGTGAGCAACTATCACGTGATGTTGTAGATACTGCAATTGGGCCAGTCTTAGCGTTTGATGATTTCTTGGTGAGATGATACCAGTGTGCCATGGTTACTCTTTGCAGTTGTGGAGGGACTTAGCTAAAAACAACACGCCAGAAGTAGAGATCCTCATCATCAGGAAGATCATCCTCAGCACGTTTGTGTGTGCGGATCTCTCTTAGTTCCTGATAATCCTCTGTCCAGGGTGCCTCATCAGGGAACAAATAGGGGTGATTCATTGTTGCTTAAAGTGAAGTGCAATGAGAAGGGCAATGATGGCGGGAAAAGGAATCAGTAATGCCACTTAGAAGGAAGAATCAAACAGGAGAGAAAAGAGATCATCTAAACATTCATCAATCCTTTTCTTTTCATCATCACTGATAGTGGGATCCTCTAGCCTTTTCTCAAGCTTGTCTGCAAACTTGAAAGCCTGTTCTGGTGATTCAAAATTAATCTCAGGCCAGGAGCAATCAGCAGCGGTGATTTCGTGAGTACTCATTGTTAGTTACCCTTAGCGATTGAGTTTTGTTGCACTTGTGGAGATTCCTGGCTAAATGGATCAACTCCAGCAGCACCTAAGAATGTAAGAGAACATAGAGCCACTGAGAAGAAAAAGAAGGCGCCGGTCTCAAGCCAGAGATACAGGCCAGGCTTGCGATGGTGTTTGTTGTTAGTGTTCATGGTGTTAAGCAAGAGATGCAATGAGTTGTGCTTTTGTCTTGCCCTTTGCACCGTATGAACGGAGCATTTGACAGGTGATAGGTTGGAAGGTGAGATCTTCTGTGATGGTGATCAGTGAGTCAATCAACTGAATGGTGCCGTCTAGCACGTCGTAGATTGACTGAGCAATGATCACAAGTAAAAGGATTAGGGTTCTTTCCATTGTGGTTGCGTTCTTGTGATTAATCAGTAACCAAGCCAAGACAGCAGTTCTGAAGCGTGGAACTTGGTGTCTCGAGTCTCTTCTAAGTAATCAGCCATGCACAGGTAGTGATCCTTGATCAACTGGTTTGCGATGGCAGGAGGAAGGCAGCCATTCTCGTCTGTGTGAGCGAGAATCGACTCTTCATAACTGGTGATCATGGTTGGAGCTTGCATAAGTGGAGGATGCGAAGCAGAGCATTGCTTGCCCGCATGAACGGACAATAGGCGATAAATCTTGCACTTGTGGAGGGTGCAGTCACATTTCTTATTGGGCGAACAGATCACTTGACCACTACGTATTCGTATCACCAGTCATACCAATGGGTCTCAGCGATCCGAGCCCAAATAATAGTTCATGCGTACCATTGTTGACCCTGTTTGCGGGTAGTTTGTAGAACTAACGCGGCCAAATGCCCAGGGAACAGGCACCCATATGGGGGGATCTGCGTCCTTCTACAGCGTTAATAGTCCTACAAAATTTATGGTATAAATCTAAGACCCCTCCAGTGCTTGCTAAAGCAACCTAGAATGACCTAGAAGGGCCTTATTTTCACTCTTTGGTGTCAGTATACCAAGGAGCAGTTAGACGCATCTCAGGGAGCCTTGTAGACGTGTCTGAGGGCATCTCTGTATAAACCGGAGTGACATAATCAGGCATTGGAGGCTGAAGCGTTTCCCATTCGTTAATCGCTTCATCCAATTCAACCTTCACACGGTTGTTGATGAGCTTCTCTTCCAACCAAACCAGAAGACCAAGCAGTAGATGATCTACCCATGGGATCTTGGTCTTCCATGCTTTGTACAGAGCTTTGAACTCATTTAACTTAAGTTGATCCACGGCATAAGTGAAGGTGACTACTGGGCTTAGCCGTCCAGCTCTTTTACGAGCATCTTGAACGCTTTGTACTGCCCCCATGTCAAACCAAAGCGCTGTTCGCCATTGCTGTTGAGGATGACATCAAAACCTTCGCCGTTGTGCCACATGGACATCTCCATGAAGTCATCTCCTTTAATCGTTGCGTCGTAGTCCGCTAAAGAGACAAAGGCTGCTTCGAGCTTATAACGCTCGATTTTCTTGGTTGGTTTCTTGTCAGGCATAGAAGTGGAAGCGACTACTCGTTGTCGGGAAGTTGTTCAAGGGCACGGCGGATCAATTCCCAGTCTTCGTGCGTGGAATTTCCATCCCACATGCGTTGTTGCGCAGCTAACGCCTGCTCCTTCAAACTCGGCGGCTTGGAGCGGCGGGCGGCGCGGAGTCTGCTGATGGCTGTTCCGTAACAATTGAGCATCAGCCACTCACAGCACGCCTCCAGCTCCTGATCCGCGCCCCATTGGGCAGCTTGAGCAGCGACATAGGCAAGAAGATTGGCCGACCAGCCGATAACTGGTGCGTTTTGCTGCTCCCTCCATTCAAGGTCCCACTGCTGCACTAGCTTCGACGGTGGGGTGATGGGGTGTTGTTGTGTCATGGGTGATTAGTGGTAATGACTACTACTGGTAAACAGAACTACTCTTTACTCCACATCGCTTTGCATACATTCGGTACAAACTGATACAGCAAATCTTGAATCTGACCAGCAATCACAGCATGTTCTTTCTGAGTACCATGACCAGTCCTCAGATCACAATAATGCAACCAAGACCGAATCGTTCCATTCATGTACAACCTGGACGGAGCACTCAAGGGCAGAACATCTCTTGCACACTCCTTTGCTACACCTGCTGACACCATCTCACGGTAGAGATCGTCAGCCTCAGCAAAGTGTTGTTGAATACGACGAAGGAACTGTTGTTTCTTTGTTGTATCCAGATCATCAATACTGTTCTGACGATTCTTGAAGTCCTGCCTTCTAAGTGATGGAATGATTGGAGTACCAATGGTGGTTACATCTGCATACCGCTGACTGAACTCCTGAAACGAGAAGCTTCTATGCCTAAGAATCTGAGCTGCTATTGCTCTGGTGGTGTTGATCTCTACACACATGTTGACCATCTCAAAGGGAGACCAATGTTGATGATCAATGAGGTATTTAATTAGTTTAGCACTGGTCTCAGTGTTTGATTGATTGGATGGGTTAGAAACCCTAGCCATGTAGCTAATGAGGTTCTCTGCTTCTGGTGTGATGTGGATGAGAGATACAGAATGCATTAGTTGGTGTGTTAATAAGTGGTAACTACTATGATTGTTAATAGAAGATATGAATAGGGATCATTCAGATGGCCATTCACGGGGCCATTCAAATGATCATAATTCAATCTACCCTTTAGAGAGAAGTAAGAACAGTAATTAAGAGATGTCCATTCACCCGCTCACTTCGTTCGCTGGGGACATCAGTAAATTGTGTCTTTAGTTGTTTTTGTGTCATTAGTGAAGGGATGTCCATTCACGGGGACATCAGTAGATAGGGGAGTTGGGGATCACGTCTACGTGAGACACGACTCCCCCCCTTCCCCGCTTCTAATCCGTTATCGGTCAGATCCCTTGCTACAGCTTGTGTCTTATTTTGCGACCCACGTAGGAATAGATCCACGTTTACCGCCGCCTCTAGCAGCCTTTCGTTGCTCCAGACTCATCCCAAAGACAAGGTGATCTGTGGCGCTCTGAGGGTCGTCTAGGAAGGTTTCCAGGAGATCCTGCCAGTCTTCTTGTCTACGGGCTTTAACGGCCTCGTAGGCGCTGATGGACATGGCATCAGTGAAGTACTTCACCCCCTGGGCTAGGGAATCCAATCTGTCGTCGTGTTTGACAGCACCCTTCTCCCGACACATGCGAGACATCTGGTAGAAGAGCATGTAGAGGAGTCGTTCTTCTGGTGCTGCGTCTTTATTGGAGCTGTAGTCCCATTCCACCACCCCTCGATCAACGATGAGACGGTGTTGGTTCATCACCGGTTCAAGAGCATCAATAATACGGTCTTCTTTACGGACATTGGCTCTGACTTCTTCTACGTCTATGGGTTGTTTGGTTTGTTGAAGGTGTTTTTTGAACAATTCTGCGACGATACCGTCACCGAAGTTGGTTTCGATAAGGAGTTTAGTAACATTGTACCGCTTACACCCACGAAGGATGTCAAGAAGTGTATTGTCGCTATAACCGTCGCGATACGCTCGTACTTCGTGAACGTAGAGAAAGCCATTCTTTTGAGAGATATAGGTTGCTGCTGTTTCGTCACTACCACGACCTGATGGGTCTACCGAGCAGATGGTCTCCGTGTAGGGACCCCACTCACCTTGCAGTTGCATGGGTGAATAGAAGTAATCACCTGGTAGTCCTACGGTAGGCAGATCCTTGAGAACATTACGAGGGTCAGAACACCACACCACAGCATCAGGAGCTTGTGTAGGGTTGACTGATGTGATGATGAGGTCTGAGAACTTAAGTGGGAACTTCTCTGCATCACTCAACGTGGTATCCAGCATGAATTGCAACATGAAGTTGCTACGACCCATGGCTGCTTCACGTTCCAACAGGTCATCTGATTGGAAACGATCTGGATCTGTTGGTTCCCATTCTTCAGAACCCATCTCGATGTCTTCAACAATCTGTGGGGCTAGGAGGTTCTCGTATTGACTCAGCTTGTCCTTACGTGGATACCGGGCAGGCCAGACAAAGGGACGGTAGTTACGTTCTGCTAGCTTGCGGTAGATGGTGAAGGTGGTCTGTGGTGTACCCAAATACATGATTCGGGAGTCCTTCTTTGGTGTAAGGATGGATTCAGCTTCCGTACACAACTGTAGAAGCTTCTCCCGCATCATCTCAGTCATTGAGTTACCTGGGACTTCGATGTCATCGAGAATCATCAGGTCAGCACGAGAACCGGTGAGCTGACCTGTGATACCGACTGACTTGACTGATGGTGCTTGGTGCGGAGAGCAGTTAACATCAAAGGAGATCCGAGACCACCGGGCATCATCCGACTTCGGTCTTAGATGACTTAGCCACGGTGTCTCGATAATCAGCTTCTGAAGGAAGATGGACATGTTATCTGCACGCTCTTTAGAAGCGGAGATAATCATGATCTTCTTTTCTGGGTTGTTGAAGAGTGTCCACAACACAAAGGCACCAGTAATCCAAGATTTACCGACACCACGAAAAGCTTGAATCTGTAATCGCTTTGGCCCTAGTTGAAGGTAGTCAGCAATAGCGTATTGGGCTCGTGTTGGTGATGGCAGGTCTAGTTGCTGCCAAAGAGCCTGTAGAAAGAGTTTGAAGTCATCACGAAGGGCGTTAAGGACTTCATTATTGGAAGGTTGAGGCATACAGTTCTTTAATACAATCGATATTGTTTGACCAGTAACGAGGACCAACGGGATGATCAGGATGCCATTGTTTGCTAGTGAAGTCTTGACGTTCTTCTGCAGGGACAAACAGTGGGTATGACTGCAGTGATTCGTACTGAATTTCCTTGCAAGCCTTGGGAATCTGTTGCTTGATATGTTCCCAAAGACGAATTCTGGAGATCACGTAGCGCTCAAGGAACACTTCCCAATTGGGAACATCGTCTTTACACCACTGGACACGCTTCATGCTTGCAATAATGTCTTCAGGTGGACGCCTGACGAACAAGAAATGAACACCGGGGTACATATGCTGAAGCATGATGTAACCATCAAGAGCGTTGGGTGATTGGATAATGCAGTTGGTGTAGTCGTTTCCTGGGATAAAGTGGTGTTCTTCGACAGGAGTTAGCCCAAGCTTATCCGCAAAGATATAGGTAGCGATGGTCGTACCACTCCTCTGAGGGCCTGTAACGATGATTGGAGGGTATTTAGGTGTATCCATACCAAAAGAGTAAAAGAGAGGCCTTCTAGGGGCGCACAAAGGCCTCTCAAGGCGTATCGAAACGGATCAATCCCAGTAGGGGAAGTTCAGATCCTCATCAATAACGTCATAAAGAGCTTGAGCGTAGACAACTTCTGGGTTAAAGGGGAGTTCTACGACTTCAGGTTGGAGAATAATGAGTTCTTCTTCCATCACATACCAAGACGACGACGACGGATACGTTCCGCAAGGGTTTCAGCGACCTTAGTTTGGGCTTTGGTGTCCTTTTTAGGAACACCAGAAGGCACTTCACGCTGTCCAAGACGCCCAGGCTCGTCGTTACCTTCGTATTGGGGCTTCATCTTGGGCTCCTGTTGCTTTGGCTTCAGGTCTTGGGAGGTCAAATTGCTACGACCTTGTTGACGCGACATAGAAGCAGCCGTCATACGAGCTGTTTCTTCCTTAGTTTTGGTGACGTAGCTGCCCTTGTAGTTCTTGTCCTGGTTCTTCATGCCAGCGTCAGCAGCAGGGCCGGGTTGACGACGAGGAGCATTGTTACCACCCCTATCCTGGGTAGAACCACCCCGATCTTGAGTAGGTGCAGGAGGCTTGGGAGGCTTGGCTGCGGGGGGATTACCAACACCTTTCAGACGTTCCCGGTTATCAGCAATTTGCTTGTTACGGTAATCGTTGTACTGTTGGCTACCAGTAGGGACAGTTCGACCTTTAGGGGTGCTGACACCACGGCTGCTGCGACCGTTGGGGTCCTCTTTCACCTTAGGGCGATTCCAGCTAAAGGTTTTGTTGCGGTCGGACATGGCCTTAACTTCATTGGCCATTGCTGCTGCAATGCCAGCAGGTCCAAGGAGACGACCTGCACCACCTAAGAGACGACCTGCTCCACTAGTTGCGGAAGATGCTGCACGCGCTAGGGCGCCGCCAGAACGTCCAGACGGGAGAACACGGGGTGATGAAGGGGGCTTAGGCGAGGAAGCTTTGACTTTAGGGGTATTTGCCTTTACATCGATTGTGGGGCCAGCCTTTTCCAAACCGCCACCTTTACGGCCTGGAGGTAGTTGACGTTGACCGCCCAGGGGGCCTCGACCTTGGGTGGTGACTTCGCCACCCTTTCTACCAGGAGGGAGTGCTTTAGTGGCACTGCGCTCACCACCACGACCAGAGGTCACCTTTGCAGAACCAGTATTGCTGCGCTGCTCGCTGGTACTCACCTTAGCGTTAGAAACTTTTTGACGATTAGAACGCTGAGGTTCTTGCCCTTGAGTGACAGGTTTCTTTGTCTTACGCTTACTACGATTAGAGGAAGAGGTAGGGGTTGCCATAATTAATTAATCCAAGAGAGAATAAGCTGTTCTTTGTTTGGGTTTTCACCGAAGGTGGCTCTCATCCATTGGAGCCAGTTTTGACTTCCCTTTGCCTGATTACACGATCTACAACTGGG